GTAAAACCTGACCTATGGCGGACCTGCTGTTCCCACCCGTCCCCCACCAACGATCCTGGTCCCGCACGTCCTCTCTCAGTTTGCGTCTCGGCGCGCAAGCCGCCGACGTGGACCGCAGCGACGTCGTGCTCGCGACGCACGCCGCCCATCCCGAACTGTGTCAGTGGAATTCACCGGGCAGCTGCGCCGAATTCACGCAACGCGTGCTCGCGCGGCTGACGCACGACTATCCCGACGAACAATGGGGCCACATCCACAAAGACACCGCCGAGGCGGGCTACACGTTCCCCAACGGCGTGCGGGTCGCGATGGATGTCATCAAGACGCGGCGCTACGAGCGACAGGTCGACCTCATTCACGCCGCGGGCGCGCATCCGCAACCGGGCGGGCCGACCTGGAATGTGATCGACCCCGCAACCTATCGCCCCGGCAACGTCTGGGTGCCCCCGCAAGACGTCATCTTCAACAGCGACGCGCCCGACGTCGTGGCCACCACCGTGGCCCGCCTGGGCCGCGGGATCTTCTGGCTGTTGCGCGGCGTGAAGGACGACCCCACGCATGTGCGCACGCAACTCGACTGGTTGCGCGGCGAGGAACAACCGGAAATCGTCCGCAGTTTCCTCGACCTCGAAGGGCTGTTGCACACGATGGGCGGCACGATGCCCGATCCGTGGCGCGACGCCGGCATCGATGGCCGCGATCCCGAGTGGCCGCGCCTCGTCGTCACGGCGTGTGAACTGGCGCTCGAGTATGGCGTCCGCATCCACTGGACGGTGTTCGGCGGCGCGGGCCACTACACCACGCTCGACCAGCGGCGACGCTTCCACGACCAGATCGTCGCGACCATCGGCGGCGCGGGGCTGTGGGAGACGGTCTACGGGTTCCACTACGCGAACGAATTCAACATCAACGGCTTCACCGAAGCGGACGTGCAACAGGGGCTCGCGGATCTGAGTCAGAAAGTGCCCGCCGGCTTGCGCCTCTCGCTCAGTTCGCCGGCCATGTCAGTCGCCTCCGATGGCACCAACGAAGACATGCTCGCGTCGATGGAGCGCCTCTATGGGCCGACTGGCTCCGCGCACTTCGGCGCGAACGTGATGGATATTCACCTCTCGCGCGATCTGCACTCGAAGTGGGCCGATCCCTTCGCCTACAACGCGTTCATGCCGGAACTCGCCAAGACCAATCACGAACCCTTTGGCCCCGGTGCGAGTGCCGGCGGCGATGTGTCCGATCCGGGCCTCATCCTCGGGGACTACCAACGCAGCAGCCACGCCGGCTTTGCGCTCTATGTCGGGCATAGCAGCTGGTGCGTCTGGGGGGGTCGCTTGCCGCTCGAATGGGTGGCCTTGGCGAATGACCGGCAAGGCCGAGACTTCGCGCGCCTCCAGACCGTGCGCAACGTGTGGGAAATGCCCCACCAGAAAATCGTCAGCAATGGCCTGCGCGCCTATCGCCAGTCAGGAACCATCGTGCCGATTCCCTTGCCGCCGCCGCCGCCTCCGTCAGAGGGACGCTCACGCCTGATGCCCGGCGACTACCTCGCGCCGGGCGAGCGGCTCTACTCCGCCAATGGGCGCTATCACCTCGAGAACCAACGCGATGGCAACGTGGTTGCCTACGAAGCGGGCTATGGGCCGTACTGGGCGACGCACACCGGCGAACCGTTCGTCGATGCCGGCAACTTCAACATGCAGGAGGATGGCAACCTCGTGCTCTATCGCGCCGATGGCCAACCGGTGTGGGCGACCAACACGGAAGAGGACGGCGCGATGTGCCAGCTGCAAGACGATGGCAACTTCGTGGTGTATGCCAACGGGCAACCTCTCTGGGCGTCCGGTGCTCCTCCTGGAGTCCGCAATGGTGCAGAAGAAACCCGAGAAACCAGCGAAACGTAACAACGCCGCCGACGACGACGACGCCGCGATCATCGCCAGCGTCCGTGACGACCTCGAGAAAGCCCGCCAAGTGGTCAGCGAACTGCGCGACCAAGTACTGCGCGACAGCGAAATCGTGGATGTGCTCGAGCGCAAAAACATCGCGCTGCGCGACGCGTGCGCGGCCGTGCTCGCCATCGAACCGCAACACGTGCGCGATGATGGCAAACGCGTCGTCCTTCTCGATACCGCGATGCTCGACCGCTTGCGGAGTGCGACGGCGTGACCGAAGACGAACTCTACCGGGCGCGTGGGATCACCCCGCCGAAGATCAAGCCGAAGCCGCCGAAAATGCCCCGGCGTGATCTGCAAGAGATTCTGACCTCGGTCGACCTGGGCAAAGAGGATCCCTTCGGGGAGCAAGGCACCGCGATTGTCGTCCTGCGATTGGCCGGGTTGAACATCATGCAAATCGTCAATCATTTGCAACTCGACGAAAAGACCGGGGTGGATCACGTGCGCCAAGTGCTGTTTCAGGCGCGCAAGGAAGCGCGGCTCGCGGACGTCCCTGGTTTGCTCGACCATCGCGCTGTCCCCGGTGCCGTCGACAATCTCATCAAAGGCATCGACGACGGCGACAAGGAATACACGCTCGCGGTCCTGAAAGGCCGCGGCGCGTTTCGCAACTTCGAACGCAGCGACGGCGATCAGAAACTCTCGCTCGAAATCACCATCGATGGCCTCGAAGCGGACGGACGGGCGATCCCCGAAGGGACCGTCGTGGGCATTCCGCGCACCGTCGCGCTCCCCGATGTTGAGGACTAGGCCGTGGCTCGCGCGGTCGCCAGCAATCTCACCGGCAAATTTAGCCTCAAGCACAACCCGTGGCAGCAAGCGTTTCTGCGCGCGCTGTTTTCCTTCCATCCCAATGGGCAGCATCTGTTTCATCGGCTCGCGATTTTCGCCGGCCGGCGCGGCGGCAAAACCCTGATCGGGGCCGTGGCCGCGGTGCTCATGGCGGCGCGGTTGCGTGAGTCGCTGGGTTGGTGCGTCGCGCCGAGCTATCCCGAACTCAATGATTACGTCATTCCGGCCGTTATGAGAGTCGTGCCGGTGTCCTGGGTCCCGAAAGACGGCTGGTCAGCGGAATTCACGACGCTCAAATTGAAGAACGGCGCGCGCATGCAGTTCCGCTCCGCCGAAGACCCCGAACGCATGCGCGGGCCCGGCTGCAACTGGGGCTGGTTCGACGAAACCAGAAAAATTCGCAAGCTCGCCTGGGATACCTTCCGTCCCGCACTGACGGAGTTTCGCGGCCCCGCGTGGTTCACGACCTCACCGAATGGCTTCGACTGGTCGTACAACGCGTTCTACAAACGCGCGATGCCGGGCTATCACCAACGGCCCGGCTATTGGGCCTGTCGCTACAAGACCATCGACAATCCGATCATCTCCGCAGAGGAAATCGAAGAAGCCCGCGGCGAAATGGATCCGCAGTTTTTTCGGCAGGAATACGAAGCCGAATTCGTGCGCTTCGAAGGATCCATCTACGGCGACACGATGGACCCGTGCGTCTTTCTGGCCGGCGAAACCGAACGCATCCAACAGCACTTACCCTGGTATCCCACGCCCGATCCGAATTGGCCGTTGCTGGTGGGCCTCGACCCCGGCGCGGACCATCCCTTCGGGGGCGTCGGCATCCTAGCCACGCCGCAAGGGCTGGTCCCCTGGATCGAATACCGCAAACGCATGTCGGCCTACGTCGACCACGCCACCGAATTGCTGCAACTGGTGCACGGCTTCACCGATGTCCGCTTCGGCATGGACCGCACCGCGACGCAAGCCTTCATCGAACTGGCCACGCACGGCATCACCGCGAGCGCGGCTGAAAACTCCGTCCTGCTGGGCATTCAACGCGTGCAGTCCTGGCTCCGCGCCCAGAAGATGTATCTCATCGAGGCGCGCACGCCGATGCTGGTCGAAGAAATGCGCTCGTATCACTGGCACGACGCGCCCTCGGTCGACGACGAACGCATCAAGGAACGCGTCTTCAAACTCGACGACGATCTGTGCGATGGGCTGCGCTACGCGACGATGCTCTGGCCGGAATTGCCGGTGCCCGCGCCCGTGCTCATCGGCCGCGACCCCGCGACCGTGCCGCTGCAATCGCTCTGGGCCTGGGAACGCGAGCGCCGCTTGACCCGTGACGACGACGGATTGGATTGGGAACGCGATCTGCGCCCGATGGCCGATTTCTTTGCCCAAAGCCTGTCCGACGAGGAAATGGAAGGGGAGTACGTCGGTGGGTATTTTCACTAAGCCGTCCACGCCCGAACTCACGCCCGACCCGCCACGCGACCCGCTCCGCGATGAACTGGTCAAAATGCAGGCCGAACGCGACACGTTGCGCGGACAACTCAAACACTGGCGCACCGCGTACAAGACGCTCGTGGCTGAACACAGTCTCGAGCGCCTGAAGGCCACCAGCGAGCACCGCGCCCAAGTGGCCCGCCTGGAAGCGCAGCTGCGCGCCGAAACGACGCGCGCCGACACCGCGACCGCGAACTTCGAATGGATGCGGCTGATGTTCAACAAGGCCGACCAGGAAGTCTCGACCTTGATGCAGCACACCTTGAACGTCCAGCGCATGCCCTTTGAACTGGCGCGCGAACCCCTCGCCGCCGACGACAAGCCACGGCCGGCCGTCTCGAGCGCCGAGAGCGGCGTCGCGGTGCCGGTGGGCGATGCCACGCAGACCGCGATTGGCGGACTGGCCACCTCCCTGGGCCTGGACTTCGAAGACGTGGGCGACGAGCTGGCCCATGCCCTCGGCGTCACCAACGACAACCCGCACGGACGACTCGAGCACCTCACACGCAGGAGTAACTAGCAATGGACAACATGGTGCCACCCCCCACGGGCGCACCGGACCCGAGCGGCCTCGAAGGTGCGGTCGAAGCCGTTTTCGCTGGGGCCCCGGCCATCAAGAGCGAGGACCAATACAAAAACTTCGGCGCGATGCTCGAGTTTTACAAGGAGGCGAAGCGCGAATGCCTGGACGGGCGACAGGCAATCGAACGCCTCTGGTGGCGCAACATCCTCTACATTCTCGGCCGCCAGTGGATCTACTACGACCGCAAACGCGGCCAATGGGTAGACAAGCGCATGGCCCGCTGGATCCCTCGACCGGTGACCAACAAAGCCTCGGAAGTGGTCGAATCGCTGGTCGCCCTGTTTCAGAGCATCGAACTCGACGCGACCGCGCGACCGGTCGGGGGCGAAGTGCGCAACGTCTCGACCGCCGAAACCATTGACCGCCTCGAGCCCTTTCTGAAAGACGACCACGATTACAACCATGCCTGCATGATTCGGGATTTCTGGCTCGTCGCCACCGGCAACGGCTTTTTGCATACCTATTACGACAAAAATCCCCAATGGGGCACTGTCTCACTGCCGTACTCGCAATGCCAAAGCTGTGGCGTGAAGCACCCCCCGCAGACGGCCTATCTCGGCGTCTGCCCGACGTGCAAGGTGGGCCAGATGGCCGCCACCGATATGGCGATGCCGGTCGGGCGCGGCCGCACGTGCGCGCCGTCGCCCTTCGAAATTGCCTACCCGCTGGTCTATCAGGAATTCGAGGACACCCCCATCGTGCTCCGCATGATGTGGAAAACGAAACGGCAACTCGAGAACTTCTACGGCCGGAGCTTCCTCGACAAACACAAAATCACGTGGCAACGCTCGCCGCAAGAACGCTCGCTGCAACTGATGCGCGCCATTGCCACGCAGACCGACGTCTCCGCGATGTCGCGCAGTCATGGCCTGGGCGCGGAAACCGACTTCGAGAGCGATGGCACGACCGAATTCGAACTGTGGGCCAAGCCGAACGAAGACTTTCCCGAAGGCTTGCTGATGCGCGTCCTGGGCGACGGCGAAAACGTCGTGCTCATCGAAGACGAGCCGGCCTTGCCGGGGCCGGTGCCGTTTCAAACCAAACAGGGCGAGATTCTGATTCCGTTCCTGCACACCGGTTTCAAACAATTTGGCGGCAAATCCACCGCCAACAGTCCCCTCGACGTGATTTGCGCCAAGGTCGACCAGTTGAATCGCCTCGACGCGCTCATCGAACTGATTGTGAACCGAAGCGCCAATCCCGTGTGGCTGGAACCCAAAGGGAGCGAAATCAAATCCTTCACCGGTGAACCGGGCCTCGTGCTGAAATACAACGCCCTGGCCGCCGGCGGCGCGAAACCCGAACGCCTGGAAGGGGCCAACATTCAGGGCAGTCTGTTTCAGCTGCGCAAACAGATCCTCGACGACATCGAATATTTGGCCGGCACCTTCGACGTCTTGAAGGGCAGCAAACCCGGCGGCGTCGAAGCGTTTTCGGCGCTGCAACTGCTGGTCGAACGTGGACAGGCCCGCTTTACGCCGGTGTTCAAGGCGCGCGGGGAAACGCATCGCAAATGGCTCGCCTTGGCGGTGGAGCTCGAGCGGCAGTACGGCCCGACCCGGCGCACCTACGCGGTGATGACGCCGAATAAGGGCTGGACGATGGAGCACTTCCTGAACGCGGACCTTCAGGGTGCGGTCGATTTCATCATCGAGGACGGCGCGCAGGCTCCGAAGACCAACCTCGGAATTCGGGCAGCGATTGAACAGGCGAAAAATTTGGGGTACTTGGATCCCGCGGACTTCGAACAGAAGTACTCCGTGTTCACCAAGTTGGGCCTGACCTTCCTGATGCCGTCGCTCGACTTCCACGTCAAGAGCGCCCTGGCTGAACAAGACGCGTTCGAAAAGTGGACGCAGGATCCCGCGGCCCTCGAGCAATTCAATCAGCAAATGATGGTCTACAGCCAATCCCTCCAGCTGTACACGCAGCAGACGCAGCAGGCGACCGCCGCCGGCCAGATGGTGCAGAGCCAGCCGCCGGACATGCCCGAGATGACCCCGTTCCAAGGCAAGGAGTACCAGGACGGGCGCGTGCACATCGCCGAGCACACCAAGTGGGCGAACAGCGATTCAGCCCGGACCCTGTTCCAGCAGATGCCCATGCTCGAGCAAGCCTTTCTCCGTCACCTCGAATTACACGACATCCTCGACGCGACGCGGATCCTTCGGCAACAGCTGGCGCAGACCCAAGCCCAAATGCGCCTTGGCCTGTTGCTCCCCCAACCCCAGGCGGGCGGCGGCGGGCAAGCGATGGCGAGTAGCAATCAGGAATCCGGCGCGACCGATTCGATGCCGGCCGGCAACAACGACCAGGGCAAGACCGGCCAACAGGTCGGGCCAGCCTAAGGAGACACGCACATGGAAGGCAAACTGATTCAGAAACTCCTGGATGACCTCGTGGCGCGCAACCCCGACATGGAAAAGTACCTGACCAACCTCGACTACATTCCGCAGGGCGAGGAACCGGCACCGGAGCACACCCACACCGTGAAACTCGCCAACATCGCCAGCGGCGAGGATCTGGTGATCGCGCTCACCGCCCAGCCGCCCTACGGGGCCATTGCGGATCTTCTCCTGGAGCGTCTCTGATGCCGAAGGAACTCGAGCGCAAGCTGACCAAGGAAGCCGCGATGAAGGGCCTCAAAGGCGCGCACAAAGACGCCTACATCTACGGCACCATGCGCAAGACCGGCTGGCGACCCGCCCGCGAGAAAGGTGGCAAAAGGAAAACGTAACCGCTGGATCGGCTTGACAGCCACCACATCTTGTGTTGTAAGGTTTTGCCTGACATGCCTCTCGATCCGTCACCTAGGTGACGTGCCCGAGAAGAAGGCGAGGCAAGAATGGCCGACGAGCCAGCCGGTGCGGATGGTCAAGACCAGCTGACCGAGCCGACCGGTCAACCTGACAGCGGCGAAACCCAAGCGCCCCGCGAACAGCCGCGCGGGGCCCAGGACGGAGCCTCGGCGGGCGCTGAGAAGGCGACCCGTACCGGTCCTGCGAGCCGAGCCACCGGCCAGCGTCGTGGTGATGGGGCGTTCGTACCCAGTCATCGTCTGCGTGAAGCAAACGCAAGGGCGGAACGAGCCGAGCAACGATTTCGAGAACTGCAAGCGCACTTGTATCGCCAACCGGCCGGCGAGCCGGTACGGCGGGAAGCCCCGGCGGCGATTGATCCAGAAACGCAGCGAGTGCGGGATGCCTTCCGCCAGATGTATCCGCAACTCGCCGCGTTTGAGGACGCGGGAATTGACCTAGGCCGATTGAGTCAGCTGGTATCCCAGAACGGGCCGATTCAATCGTTCGAAGATTTGCAACAGCAAATCTGGCGCAACGTTGCACTCGGCGCACTGCGCAGTGTCGACGCCAAAGTCAGAGATGCCTACGGGCCAAACGTCAAACCCAGCACAGTGCGGCATTTCCAGTCGGCCTTCATGTCGTGGATTCAGGACGACGAAGACCGGAAAAATCGGTACATCGAAAACGATCCAAACCTTGTCGACGATTTCTGGCACGACACCACCGGCGACGTCGTAGAACCGATTCGCGAATCGACACAAGCCACGCTTCGGACACGCGCGGAGCGCGTGAACAACCTGCCGAAGTTCACCGGTCGCACCGGACCGGTGGGCGCTCAGGGTAAACCGAAGACGCTGCCGAAGACCGAAGAGGAACTACACGACGCCGCATTTGACGCGCTGATCGAACGCCAAGGGTAGTCACGCAACCTTTGCCAAACGGCGCGTCACGTGAGGGACGCCCGTGACCGGAGCCGACACACAGGTCATTGATGGGATTCTCAAGGACTACTACGAGGATTTCGTCTCTGAACAAGTCAACAACAAAAACCAGCTGAAAGACCTGTTCGGGTTCAAGGACTCGGACTTCGCGGGTAGGGAAAAAGTCTACACCGCGCACGTGTCGCGCAACACCTCACCCTTCTTCAGCGGTGAGGATGGCGCGTTCGCAGAAGCCGGCGCGCAGGGTCACGTCCAGGTGCGTGTCGGGCAACGGAAGCTGATGGGCCGCATCCGCCTCACCTATGAGGCGATGCACGATTCGTTGCAGAGTCGCGGGGCCTTCAAGCAGGCGCGGCGCGACGAGAATCAGGGGCTCATCAAGGACATCGCGCGCAAAGAGGAATACGCCCTGGCCACCGAAGGCCGCGGCATTCTCGCGCTCATCGATGAAGTCACGCCCTCAGGCGATACGACCCTCGAGCTCGACGCGCCCGGCGGCATCACCAACGACAACTTCGGCAATCGCTTTTGCCAAGTGGGTATGTATGTCGGGGCGGTCAATCCTGGCACCGGCGCATTGCGCACCACCGTGCGGAAGATCACGGCCTGCAACAGCGATGGGACCGACGTCACCCTCGATGGCGTCGGCGGCTCGACCTGGGCAAACAATGACTACCTCGTCCAGTGTGCCAATAGCGACGTCACCGATGTGCTCGATTCGAGCTACGAGCATGCGTTCTGGGGCCTGATGGCCCTGGTCGATGACGGCACCTATCGCAACAACTACTTCGGCGTCGACCGCTCCGTCTGGGGGAACTTCTCGAGCTACGTCAAGCCCTCGACCGGCACGCTGAGTTTCGACCTGTTGCAGCAAGTGGCCGACATCCTCGATCAGAAACTCGGATCGACGATCGACCTGCTACTCGCGCATCACTCCACGCGCCGCCTCTACATCAAGATGCTGCTGGGTGACCGCCGCTTCGTCGGCAATCACGTGCAGCGTCCCGATGGCGGCACGGTCGCCTTTACCCAGGGCGATCTGACGATGGGCGAAGTGCCCATCAAAGCGATTCGTGATTTCCCACTCGACGTGATGATGCTGTTGGACAAAGCGAATTCCGGCTGGGTGGTCTACGAATCAGAAAAGGGCAAGTGGGTGGA